ATTAGCAGGTGCATCCACCAATGTACCAATGTGGCCATAACGGACCATCTTTCTGGCTGCTTCATAGGTCCAGACGTTGAGATCATTGCCTTGGAGATCGACGTCGAATAGTTGCTCACGGATCACGTCAGCGGTGTCATCCAACCGCACGGGCTTACGGGTCAACATGCCAGCCAGCATCCGCTCAAGGCGGATGTAGTACGGCGGGCAGACGCTACGGGCTAGGCGGTTGTCGTAACTTTCATCCTGCTCCCTTGGCTCTTGGGGCAGGTAGCGGCGATGCTTCTTGCGCATCCCGTAGGTGCCCTGCAGCAGATCCTCGATCAGGATCCAATGCGACTCTTGCGCAAACCAGGTTGTGTTCGGGTCGTTGACCTTAGTGACGGTGCGCTGTGCTAGCGGCCGGTTGTATGCGTTGAAGCCTGTGTACACGACCGCTAGCTAGTGACAATGGTGTCAGTTTACGGCTTCAGTCCCTGATGACAGGCCGGGTGGTTGTGATGTGCTTGTACGACCTGATCACGGCCCATGGTGACGCCAATGGCGTAGATCATGAACAGCAGGGTCAGAAATGCGATGCGGTTGATCATGGTGTTGGTGGTCATGGTTGAATCAAACAAGGGCAGCGAGGGCGGCGATGGCAGCAGCTTCGGAAGAGAAGCGGCGCTCTTCGAGGGTGTCTTGATCTTCGAGGATCCAGACGCGGCCGCGGCGGATGACGGCATAGTCGCAGCGAACCCAATAGGCGTTGGTGCTAGCGGAGAACTCGATGCCGGTGGGGAGTGTTGCGGTGGTCATGGGTGGAATCCGTTTGGGATGACCTAAGTATGGCACCTCATGCCGCCGTGGTGCGCCGTTGTTGCAAACCTCAATAGAGCCTCACCCCAGTGCCGCGGCCGGCGCCAGCGTGCAGCGGGTTGAACTCACGCCAGACCAGGTACCCGAGCGCGTCGTTCATGTGATCGAACCCGGCGTCCTTGTCCGGCTCGCCCTTGTCGCTGTAGCACTGGAGCTCGAGGCACTCGATCACGCGACGGCAGCCAGCAGCTACCTGCAACCGAACCTGCCCTTTGCCGTTCTCCAGCAGCGCCTGCACGGCTGCCACGCGGTCACGCACTGGCGGGTTGCTCCGTGGTGACTGGTTGGACATGCCATAGGACTCAAGGATCTGGATGTCGGTCTGACTCGCGTTGGTGCTGCGGCTGCCACCGCTCGCGTCGGGGTAGGCGTAGACCTGCTGCTGTGGGTACCGGTGGCGGATTTCCTGCGCTAGGGCGTCGGTGTCATGCGCACCGGCGATCTCGTCGATCACCAGCAGGCCATTGCCAAGCCGTACAGCGATCACCGCAGACATATTGCCAACGTTGAAGTCCACGCCAATGCGCAGCGGTTCCCTGCTGGTGTCAGGCATGGCGGTGGTGACGTGCTTTGCCCGGTCGAACCGGTCATACACCTGCCCAGTGGTCAGGTTGACGAACTCGCCGTCGAGGTACGCACGCAGCAGGCTTGGGTCGTAGTTGGCTTCCAGCCGCTCGATGAAGTCCGGCGGCAGGTGCGGGTTGTCTGCCGTGCGCATTTTGATCAGGTGCCGGTCTGGCCGCGCCTTGGCTTCATCACTGCCGAATGTATTCCACATCCAGCGGAACCCCTCGGGTGTCGATGCCGCACCAAACTGCCGGACATTGCCGCTGCGCAATCGGCCAAGGATCTTGGGGAATGCCTTGTTGGCAATGCTCGGCGTCACCGTGTCGATCTCATCAGCGAGCACCCATGCAAGGTTCAAGCCGATGATGCGGCTCCAGTTCTCAAAGCTGCGGCACAGGATCTTGGTGTCACCGCCCGGCAGGTGCAGCATGTACTCCGGCAGCGGGCTGGCGCGGAAGGTGTATGGGATGCCATAGGCATCAAGAAAGTCATCAAAGTCCGTTTGCCAGATGTCGCGGATCAGCGGCCCGGTCGGCTCCATCACGGCACCGATGTAACCCTGATTGGCCGCGGCCAGCATCACCGCTTTGGCGCATAGCGCCCTGGTCTTGCCAGCGCCGTAGCCAGCACTGATGCCAATGATCTGCGTGCTGGTGTCATCCACAAACGCAAGCTGCCCAGGGTGCAGGTCGCTGCGGATGCGGTCGATCAGGTCAGCGGTGTCCTCAGGCGTCTGCTGCTGCAGGAATGACAACAGCGGCACATCTTCGCAGATGCCTGACAGCAGGCTCATGACATTTCAAACTGCAAGAGCCGAGCCTGCTTGTCCAAGGCAATCAGCGCAGTGTTGAGCTGATCCTTCTCAGATGCGCGGCGCTCGTAATCCATTGCCCTAGCAAGTGCGCCCTCTAGCCATGTTGGACGCAAGATTGCAGCATCTTTGGAAATAAACTCACGAGCACGAGCAATGTAAGCATCAGCCTGACGCTCACCGACCCCCCAGTTTTCCGCGGCAAATTGAATGATCTGCTTCCTGCTGTAAGCGCGCAAGAGCAAATCATAAACAGCATTTGTGCGCTGTTCAGACTCTGTGCCGTTGCACTTGCGCGCCATTGTATTACTCCCGGATTTGAATTGGCATGATGAGGTATGTCTGCTCTGTCATGCTAGTCGGCGTCAACACCACTGGGGTTGTTGCGCTGTTGGCTGACAGTGTAACAGTCTCCGCCGAGCGCATGGCTTTCAGGCCATCGAGCAGGTAGTGCACGTTAAACGCCCAGGTGCCGGTTGCGGTGCCTTCGTAGGTGATCAGCTCTTTGCCGCTGTTGGCATCGGCTTCGGCGGTGATGGCCAAAGCGCCAGCAGCGGCTACCAGTTTGACCACTGAGTTGTGCGCCTCAGCGATCAACGCGACGCGCTCTAGGCATCGGGTGAACCGATGCCGGTCCATGGTCATGGCGTGCTCGAAGCTGGTAGGGATCAGTGCTGCCACGTTGGGGTACTTGCCATCAAGGATGCGGCTGTAGATGACGACGCCATCACCAGCGTCGATGACTGCCTGCCCGCGGGCTGCTGCCACGGTGACGATGCGATCCTGCAGCAGCTTCATCGTGGCTGCTGGTAGCACCAGATCAATGCCATCGGGTAGCGCTACGGGCACGCGCATAAGCCGGTGACCGTCGGTGGACTCCATAAACCCAGCGGCGAGGTTAATGCCCTGCAGGATCTGCTTGCTGGCATCGGTGCTGACGGCTGCCATGCAAGCACGCACACCAGCGGTGAGGTCCAGCTCAGCGCTAGGAGCCTCCACAGCAGGCAAATCGGGATAATCCGCCGCATCCTGCACCGCGAGACCGTACGAGCCGCTGGAGGCCGTCACAGCGCCATCTGACAGGGTCACAGGCTCACCGTCATCCATGCGGCTTACAAGCCCTGCCAGCAGCCGATATGGCAACGCCACGGTGCCGGGTGTGTCTACGGCAGCAGGAACGGTGACCGTGATGCCGAGGTCCAGGTTGAAGCCGGTGACGGTCATGGTGCCACCACTGGCGGCTACCAGACAGCAGGACAGGATCGGATGGCTGTTACTGGTGCTGATGGCCGGCGCAATGGTGCGCAAGGCATGGCTGAGATCAGCCTGTGTGGTGATGAGTTTCATGATGCAGCTTCGGTGAGGATTGAAACCAGCCGGTTGTAGTCGGCTTCAAATGACGCGACCAGTTCAGCAGGGATGGGCTGCTGATCGTCTTTGGCATTGTCGCGGATCGCGGCAGCATACGCAAGCGCGTGCTCCATGGCGTCATGGAGCCGGTTGATCACGGGTTGCTGCTTGGCTGCGATGTTGATGAGATCCATGTGAGGGTGAAAGCAACAAGCTGCTCAACCAGTCGCCGTGGGATGTCACCACGAACACTGGCGAGTGCACCTGACACTAGGCGGTGATAGCCAGCAACGGTAAGGCCACCATTGCAATTCGCAACAAGCGCGCGACTGCGGATCAACTCCGCCCGGCTGATGCCTGCCGCCGCTGCTGCTTGGTCGAGTACTGCCAGGTCAGCAGGCTCAAAACGGACTTTGACTTCCTTCATAACGGTCCGAACGGTCGCCTAACAGTGGGCGTTCGGCCGAGATCGCCCGCCACCACTGGGCTGAGGCCCTAACCTAACACTCCTAACG